TGATGGATGTTTTGCATCTAAATCAAATGTTGTCATTTTATTTGCTCCTCTACACTAAATTCAGTCCCATCTGCAAACTGAATTGATTTAATTTCTTTTAATTCACCTGTTAATGGGTGAATTATTTTCCATACAGCATACATATCTTGTACATTTAATTCTGCCAGATACATTATTAAATTTGCGCGTACAATTGCATCTGGCCGAATAGAAATATCAACAGCGCATATATTAGATGGATCGATTTCCTGTTCATTATTTAATCCTGTAAATACTCTAACATAAGGGGGCCTACCTATTACAACATTTGGTCCAGTTTCTGTTTTATTCGGATTCTCTACTATTATTTTCATTATTCCCAATATCCCTTTAATGTTTTGGCTGTTCTACTGGCACCCACATAGATACGCTTAATCGGGCGTTCATATGCAATGGGATACGTTGATGCGTCATTCTGGTGATCAAATCCAGTTATCTTATCGGGTTCTCCGTTCTTATCATACGCCTGCTGTTCGAGACATTTAACAGTGTGAGGACAAGCCGAAGCATTAATGTGCAACCACATATCTTCAAATGCTTTATTTGTCGCATTTACACGGTCCTTGACCGAAGGGTTTGTAGATTTCACCCGAATCTCAAACCCTGCATTGCGAAGTAGCGAAATATCAGTTTTGTTCGCCCCAACTGATTTTCTTGAATCCCCGGAAGCGTCCGGATAAACAATAATCCTGTGTTTTCTATTTTTCTTGCGGTATCTTTCCTCAAGTATATGGATCATTGCTGGTGTGTCTAGGACATCATAAATTTCGGATATTGCGTGAAACCCATTTGACCGTTGCACATAAATGGTCGCAGCCATATGTTGTATATTAAAATCCATACCAATGAACAGTGGCTCTTTTTCATATGTTTTTTCTTTACTATTGTGTGTTTTGCGGTTAAATGTCCTATAAACAGTCCCTGATGTCAGGTTCACGAATTGCCCGTTTAAATATGCATCAATCAATTCCGCTGGATATGCCTCAATAAGCGATGGTATATAATCATCAGGTAAATTGATTGCATTGTCTAAAGTGCTGGCCTGAATCATACCGTAATTATTATACAATTCAGGTTTCGCCTGTGGGTTTGAAACAAATAATTTATGGACAAACTTGAAACCTTCTGGTGTTGTGGTAACATCAATCCCATTTTTAATATTATCGATGTTGTATCGCATCCGAGCGATGATTTTACGCCATGACATTTGTGCCTTGTCTGTTGGTAAAATATCAAGTTCATCAATAAGTGCATGACCGATCTTAAAACCAATTATAGTGTGTGGTCTTTCCAATGACCTACAAATGCAAACACCACGACATGTCCGGCCTTCATAAAAGAAAACCTCTTTATTTACTTCTTTAATTTCAACTGACATCCCCATCTTTTCAGCTACTTCTTCAATAGTAGGAAAAAAAATATCGCGGATATGTGGATAAGAGGGAGCAAAATAACCTTGATTAATCCCTGGGAATTGCCAAAAGTGTTGGCAAATTGCAATTGATCCAGTGTATGTTTTAGAAGACCCATAACCCCCGACAAAGGCTCTAAATTTCTTACATAATCGCAAAAAATCAGCCTGCGGTCGTATAATTTTAACCGGTTGTGGTTTTTCGGCCATCAATAACCTCGAACTTAAATTCTATAGATTTTACATCTGAATCAGATTCACTGGTACGTGGTTTTTCAGAATAACCCCTGACTTTTCCCCGGCACTTTAAGAAAAAACATATAGCCCAAGGTTCTCGGTCCCGAATGGCAGAAATGAGTTGTGATTCTGCTAAGTCGAGATGTTCTTCTTGAATGTCAGCGAGTGCTACTTGAAGTTTTTTATTTCTTTTTATTCGCCCACTTAAAGCTGCCGGGGATATTTTTAATCCCCTGGCAGCCTGTGACTGAAAACCACCACTTGCCTCCAACGCTCTTATGATTTGTTTTTCTGTAGTAGCCATAGTTTTTTTTCTTTTAATTTTTTTAACGTTATAAATTGGGTCTAATTCCAAAATCATTTTTATTATAGCACAAAAGATCACCCCTTGTCAATATGTGTTTTGCAACACTATATTATGTAGTGATTTATATTTTTTATTCATAACTACACACCCCCCTTGATAAATTACCCATTGAACTACCACAAAACCCTTTCATAACGGGAGCTTTCTTTTTTTAGAAGAAGACAAGATGAAGTCGTTAAAGACAGTGTGTAGTGATTACAGCAACTTAATATCACTACGTTCTGAAACCCCGTCCTTAAATGTGTAGTGGCTCTATGTAGTGATGTAGTGGTTTCTGAGAAAATGTTGTCTGTAATGAACGCTTTTCGTCTTCTTCTAAAAAAAGAGGGATTACAGATGTAGTGCCAAATATAAAGGTGTTTTAAGGACGGGGTTTTTCGGACATAAGAGTGTAGTATATAAATATCACTACAAGATACTTACAAGATCACTACAGGAATTACGGGATTTTGAAGGGGTGGAGATGCCCCTGAAAGGGTGCATCTCCTCTTGCCGGGGAGTAACAAACACAAGCAGCCAACCAAAATAATGAAAAAAGATGAAACATAATGTCTGCCAACCAAAAATAATAAAAAAGATGAACCACAATTTCAGGTTCATCTTACCACAATTTTCATTCCTTGTCAATAATTCTTTGTCATATCTTCCTTAATGTGATTCTTTGCGTCATTTTAATAATTCCTTATTGATATGTTTCAATTGTTAATACCATTTGGTCGTTTATAAATTTTTCATGGCATTCAATTTTATCTGTAATTAAAACACGCAAAGAATCTAATAAATTGACTTCTTCATTCGTTTCAGATTCAAAAGTAAGACTATGCCAATTACTTTTTGCTTTCATATCTCAATACCTTTCTTTTGTGTTTCGGGCATCCACTCTATGAACTGTGCTCGTGTTGGTGGATCCGACATCCACGATGTGTCGGGCTCCGAAATATCAAAGCACTCCCTCACTGTAAGAAGCTTCGGAATGTGCACGATCATTGGTCTTCCCTTACCGCTCAACCACTGAATACTCTTTCTCCTGATGATCTCCTGTGTAAGGTACCATGGCTGGACGACATCATCATAGAGATATGCAAGGACGGCCTTCGTTTCCCCTCTCTTCCACAGGGAAGGAGCCATCGCCCCTGACATATTATCCAGAATGGTGCCATCCGAAAGAGTGACATTCTTTCTTTTCCCTGAATCTATCATATAGTTCAAGACCTTTTCGAGTCCAAGGTACCATCCTTTTGTAAAAGTTACCAGTAGCATCAAATCCACATGGTTTAGTGCTATCTTTGCACACTCGTCGTACATGCTGGACTCCTGGGCCAGCACACGAAAGTCGAACCCGGCTCCGTTCCATGTTACGATAGTCCAGCCCTGTTGCACCTGCCGTATAAGGTCATGGACGATCACCCCCGCTTCTTCTTTGGAAAGCTTCGGCCAGCCGAACCAATAATCGACAAAGGGTTTCTCTATTTCTGGTTTGGTTAGTGCTGCAGCTGCGCAGGTTATGCCAAGCGGTGCGAGCGAAAAAAAGTCGTCCGTCCCGTCCGGTATCTCTTTTTCGATCTCTAAATCAAACGATAAAATTTTCATTTATAAAAACTCCTTTCCTCTTCTGACAGGTATTTGCTGAAAATGAAATGTTGAATTGTTGATTCGTGGTATGTTTTTATACCATTGTTGACCCTGATGTAAACTTCATGTGTTTGGTCTGACCATGATTTTACGATTACACCAATGCTGTCACCATCAACAACTACAATATTGCCAAAGTTAAATTTCATTGTTTGCCCTCCATTAAAATCATTCTCTTTCTCCTTTGTAATAACCCCAATACAGATTTGAGCCCCGAGCTATTGTGCTCGGGGCTCTTTGTTGAAGCGAGAAGCAGGGTTTGATATCTACAATCGGTCTGGTCAGAACCGGCAGATTTGAGCCCCGAGTATAAGTTCACCCTAAGCGGCCATCTTCATGTTCGCCATCTCTTCGGTCAACTCCCAAAGGTTCTGGTTGAACTTCAAATCCTGTTTGACGGAGTTGATACCCCGTGTTTTGATAGGATTGCCAGGTTGACGGTTGTTAGACAGGTACTTGGCACCTTGTGTGATTTTCTCCTGTACGGTATTGTATGTGCTCCATAGTGATGAATTGCTGTCAGCTTCCCGGATGGGAATCAACAAAGGTTCTGCGAGAACTCTACCTTCCATCACGGCGTCCTGACCATGGCGCATTGCCAGCGCCTCTTCTGCAAAACCTATGCGGTCCTTGTCGGAGAGCTGAATTTGCTGGAACTGCTCCACTCGCTTGATGATCCTCGGAAATGTGTCACCAATGTGCTCTATGGCTTCGTGGATATCCCGGCTATTGTACTCCAAATGTTTTATCCGGATTGATGCGAAGAGACTTTCGGCTACAACCAGCCCATTCGAGCAGACTAACCGGTTGAATGCTGCCGTCAGCCAGAAGCTCGACGACCCATCATGTGCGTTCAGAAGAACAATCTCCGGAATTATCCCACCCACTTTAATGGCAACCGCATTCTGGCTCGTATGCCTGAAGCGGACCGAATGCTTTTGGAAGCCCCGGCGATGGTCAACCTTGGTCTTCGACTCTCTCACCGAACTAACCATCCAATTTTTCTCTGCGAATGTCTTAATAGCGGTGGTGGTTGGAATGAATCGGTATTTGTCACTTACTCGATTTGCCGGTGCGTTTGCGGTGACGCTCTCATAGTTTGTAAGATCGATAGTTCTCATGGTTTGTTCTCCTTTCTTGAGGTTAGTTTAAGCTATCTCATCAGTGCTGGGAGCTTATCTCCAACAAACCCCGGCGAACCGGGGTTTCGAATTTATACTTCACTCAAACTCTTGATTCCGTTCCTTTTAAGAGCCGCTCGGAGCCGATTACCCAGATTCATGCGTTGCATGCCCTTGTTCAAGTGGCAGTACCTGGCCCGAAGATCCGCTTCGTTTATGGCGTCCGCTTCGATGGCGGCCAGTTTGTCAGCAACGATTATGTAGCACTGTTCAACGTGATTGCCCTGCAGTAGGGTGGCGACTTCGTCCGCAATGTTTATGGTCTTGCGTCCGCTCTCGGTCTTGATGTCATGGGTTGTGTACCGGTCCCATTTCGGTCGGATCTTTACGCTGTCGTCATCACCACTCACCTCGTCAACTTCCGTATTGGGGTTCAGGATCTCTTCTTTATCAACATACCATTCAGTAACGTCGCTAACTTTGATGATTACCTTCTTGCGGGGGTTGTTGACTGACTTCTTGTACTGAATTTCGAGCTTCCCGGCCTTCTTGCCTCGTTTGATCAGTCGTGGTTCAAAGAATATTTTGTTCTGTTCGTTGATCCATGCCATACCGAACGGTTCACCTTTCACCCGGTGTTCGTCGGCAATTACAGCGTTTGAATAATTCTTACCACTGACTGCAGTCGGGACTTGTGCAGATACTTCAGGTTCTTCTGCCGGTTCTTCGTACGTGAAGGCTTCGAATTCGTCCTTGGTGGCTTTGTAGGTTTCACCAACGATCAGTGTATGCTCCCCGCCGTCTTTGTCTCCCACCTTCACACTTCCGTTCTTTTTGTCGGCTTCGATCACCTGGGCAATCACCCAATTCTCTCCCAGATTTTCACCTTGAACATAATCGCCACTTCTTAGTCTTTTTGCTTTGGTCATTGTCTTTCTCCTTTATTATAGTTGGTCGTTCGTTATCGGCTATCTCGTCAGTCACTGTTGTCTAAGCGGTGATTGGTTTGTATATTATCATTCTCCTTTCTAAGTTAAAGGTTTATTATAGCACATCAAATGGGGACCTGTCAAGCATTGTTTGCAAGTTATCTCGTTAGTGTCGGTTAGCTTCTTCTGAGCAACGTTCTGCCACTACATGTTCGCCAGCTTCATGCCACTTGACTGCTTGCCTTTGCCATTCTGCACGTACTCTGCGATCATCCCAAACTGTATGGCGTCTGACTTCACAACCACGAACACATTCTGCCTTAGAAACCCATCCACCACCATCATCTGCCTTTACGCAGTTTGCAGCATTCCAGGCTTCGTTGTCCTTTACTTGAACCACTCTACCATGCTTTCCCCCGGCCCAGCTGGAAACCGCTACAACTACGCCATGTCTATCTGCCCATTCAACTGACATATCATTTCTCCTATTTTAAAAGTTCATTCCGTTAATCCGCTTAATGAAGCCCCTGATCTCATTTCAGAGGCTCGATAAAAAGATTAATCTGGTATACCTTCTTCCCATTCGCATTCTTCTTTTTCTTTTTTTACGTATTCTTCGGAGGTAAGTGTGATCAATGCTTGTTCAATGTAATATTGTTTATGATGACCGCCGTCTGTGTACAATGCATCTTTTAAAAGCTCGATAGCTTTTTCTTGTTTTTTCATGGTTGGTTCTCCCTTCGCCAGATATCGCCCCGGCTGGCGTTTTGGTTTAATTATTTAATAACTATTTGTCCAGCTTCGATCATTATGCTGAGTTGCAGCATACTTATTTCCTGACCGTTATCTATTTTTACGATCAAGGAGTCATCGTTTCCAAGTTCTGATATTTCAACAATTTTATTTTCTTGATTCCCGGCTTGTAAAATGTCTCCAATCTTAACTATTCTTGATGTGCTTCTTTTTTGTGC